TCTTTTTTTATGTTCTCATATATTCTTCGCTGTAGTTGTTTGTCTTGGGTGACATGCACGATTTGCATCTCACTCTGATATCTCTCTGTTGATATCAATCCACTTCTGTAACTATCGTTTAATGATTCCGTCGCTAGTGTAAATTTCCCTTGCACAGATAATGCTCTTGCATCACCTACTGCGGTGGCTGTTCCTACGGCTTGAATATATTCTCTTTGTCTAGCATCCATTATCCTTTGGCCGTCTATTATCATTGCATCTAATTGAACTTCTAGCTGTTTCTTATTACTTCCCCATGCACCTTTTAGTATTTCCTGTTTTTTCTTTTCTGCTTGAGCTGCAAAATTACTATAATCATCATCTAAACTATAATCTTTATTTTTAAGATTCGTTATTTTTTGTTCTTCTTCTGTTATTTTTGAATGTTCTATATATTTAAACGGCGTTGATCCTGACCTTTCTTCTTCTTCTGTAGCTAATGCTTCTCTTCCAACACCTTTTAGTTTAGATATATTTCCTTCTATTACAGCTATTTTAGTCTCATCTTCCTGTTGTTTCATTTCTGATGTTTTAAAGAAGTCAGGGTTATTCTCTCCTTCATTCATTACTCCATTTATATAATTCTGGAAGCCTTGTGCTTTTGTATTGCTTAGTTTTGTGTTTATGGCATCTACTAGTTCAGCCCCTTGTAATGCAAGATTTCCTACTTGCAATGCTGTTTGTGCCGCCTGTAAACCTTTTGATGTGCCTAACGGTTTAGGGGTAGTATTGTATCTTACGCCTTGTTGCTCTTGCCCTGTATATTGTCTAAGTATATCTGAATCCACGTTATCCCCTTATAGTAAACCGATTATAAATCCTGCAGCATTAATACCTAGGCCTATTGCACTAAAACCTGCATTAAGCCTTGCTTGTTTTTCTGCATCTGCCTGAGCCTCTTGGTTCCATTCTAGTGTTTGCAGAGCATGATCTTTGTCTATGATTGCTTGATCTCTTATTGCTTTTGTTACTGACGCTGTGTCTGTTAATGATGTACTAATATCTTCTTCGACATTCACCATTGAGGCATCTAAACGCCTTCCAGAAGATCCACTTGCTGCAACTCCTGTATTTGCTAGACCTGATCTGAATGAATCTAATTGTCTTCTTGCTTGTATCCTGTACTGTAATGCAGATTGCCCTGCTTTCTCTTGAATGGACTCTGCTCGAATATTAGCTTGATCTATATTCTTATCTGCCATTTTAGTGACATATTCTTTTTGCTCTTGCTCTTGCTCTTCTCTCTCAGTCTTTCCTGATATATCGTCTATAGTCTCTTTGATTTTATCACCTATAGGTACTATTTGTTCATCATAGTAATCGTCCCACGCTGTATCACTAGCCATAACAGGATTGCCGCCCTCATCAATATCTATTTGGACACCACCTGAGACTTTCGCAAACTGTTCTTCGCCTATTGCTTCTAGTGCATCTCCCACAATATTATCACCGAATATGTTTATAATAGCTCCCGCCGATACTGCTGCGGCTCCTGTAGTAAACTCGAAGACATCGCCAAGGAATGTTCCTGTTTTCTTTGCAGCTTTTTTAAAAAAATTTCCAACATCATCAAACAATTTCATCTATTCCACCTCCGCATAGATTGATGCTATATGCAGGTTCGAGCATTTTGATGCTTTTACTACTACACTCGGCATATAGCTTTTAGGGGCTACTACCGACATCTTATCTGATTGACCAGAAAACGTTGTACCGTCTTCATCGTTTAATGTTACACGCTGCATTTTATCTAATGTACCTCCGTAACTGTATCCGTTAGTTTTATTTAGAATAGGGGCTATTGATATCACTCTCCCTTTTTTCTCTCTATGTATTTCCGAGAAGACTCTAGGCTCGATATAAGATTCATAGTCTAATCCTATGTAGGCCTTATTAATATGCTCGGGAAGTGTAATTTTACCTCCGCTGTCTGCTGTCACCTCTTCATAGCTTCTTATGGTTTTCGTTCCATAATCTGCTCCATTATTAAAAGTATTAAAAATATAAAGTGAAAATCCAATATAATCTGGATTATTTCGATCTATATCTCCTGCAGGAATAGTAATTTTACCACCGTCCTGTACTACTCTAGAATTAAGCCACTCTCTAGTTCCAACAAACATAAACTTCCCTACATATTCTTCTGGGATTCTATAGTTACCTTCATCATCTACTTTTGCAATGTAATCAACTTCTTTGTCTAACCTAACTGTTTGTTTCTCGTCTAAAGCTACGAGTGATACAGTTTTATTAGCAAATCTAGCGTAAGTCTCTGTCCAGACATAATCATAGTAGTCTGTTCCGCCGTTGTTGTGAGTGTCTCTCTCCTTCAATACATATGAATCCATATACTCGCTGTCGGTTGACATCTCTAAAAGCGTTGTCTCGCCGTTCTCCAGCATTTTAAGGAGGATTTTATCTTCTCCATCTACTCTGTTAAATGCTATGTCTTGAACTTCTCCAGAAAACTCTAATAAGCTCCATGCGTATGTTTTGGTTTCTAGGTCTTGCTGGTATGTAACTATCTTTCCATCTTCTCTTAATATCCACACAATATAATCTGGTGACATGGTATATATCATCATTGTTGGTTTATGCTCTTCAAACAAATGAAGTGAAGAATTGTTTAATGCGGTAATTAATGGATCACCTTGGACATATTCAAAGAAACAAAATGTCTTTCCATCTGCCTGAAAATATAAGAACCCACCATCTTTTGGAATAGCTGGCACATTATTTGTACCTTGAGCTGACACATTTTTGATAAATAAATGATCTGGTGACATAATACCTTCTGGATCACTTAGAACCCACAGTCCTCTTGCTGATCCTCCCAGAATATATCTACCTGATACAATCCATTGAAAACCAGATCCAGATCCACCTAAAGGTGATGCTCTAAATGATGAAACAGCAGAATAATATTCTTTCTTTAACACTTCATCCTCTCCATTGAGATCATACACTTGTACTGCTTCAAAGGCTTCCCTAAACTCGTATGCTTCGTAATCTGCTGTATTCTCAGAGTTTGCACCAAATAATGTTGATTCATTGCAAAAAACAAATCTATCTACATGGAATACTACATCAATAGGGTTCGGGGCTTCGAGGATTGGGGGAGTTACGGAGCTATTTGCTTCCCATGTGGGCTTTGCATCAGGGCTGCATTGGTTTGTCAAGGTTTGAATTGTTGTTGTTGTACCTAATGTTATAATGATTGGATCTTGAGTTGGAATCGTTATTATTATATAATTTTTCCACTGGTCATATCTCATAAGTGATAAATTTCCACCAAAAGTGTAATTCTTGTCTATAGCCAGAGCATCCCCATAACAACTTTCTATTTTTGATGGGGTTAGAAGCATAATCCCTTCTTTGCCATTATATGTAAATTGGATTAACCTACTTACAGAAGCTATGTTCTGTAAATATTTAGTTCCTTTTCTATTTCTTACACCACTTAACTTATCTATTATCATGTTTCGACATTTTCTTAATGCGAATATTGCTTTCTCTAGTCCTAGAGTCTGTGCTGCTTGATCTGAGAGTTCCCCATATAAAAACTTGCTGATTATTACTAGTTTTTTCACTCTGTAAACTCCGCTTCACCTGGGGTAGATATATATTCTTTGCCTGAATCGGCTCCAATTGCTTTTTTAAGGAAAAACTCATATTGCTGATAGAGTCTTGCTCGTTTCTCTTCGTTGTCTCCTGCTATCTCACTTGTGATATAATATGCTAGATAAAATGATAATGCTTCTGCAAACAATGAAGGAAACAATGTAATAGTTCTAACTGCAAATGTATAATCAATAGATACTTCTTCTTGGTTTGAACCTAATTCTTTGCCATATATTTTCCATTCTCCTGTAGAATGATCTATTACACCCCGCATCTGGACTAAGTCTGATGGGATATTATAGGAATATTCAAAGTCGCCTATTGATTTAGGCTGGGTAACATACTCTTCGTCTATTTCAACGGTTTCTATGTTTTGTGCTAGTTTTGCATAACGTCTAGCAAATGTAAAATCATGTGATTCAAGAGCATTGTCTATTACTATATTTATAAAACTATTACAAATTTCTGCATTAGACTCATGCTCGGTTGACTGTATTCGAGATCCCCCAACGTGAGCTATTGCCATATTATATAACGTCAGTCTGTTCATACTGTATCAACCTCTCTCTTCTCATTATTCTGTTTCGTTGCCTTGCTGGTAATCTCATTAATGCCTGATCAAAAATAGAGAGGGATTGAATCCTCTCCATCTGTGGAATCCCTTCCAGTTTTGTTTCAATCTGCATTGATGGAGGGTGCGGCTTCAAGATTACTTACTTGCACCTCTCTAAATCCATATGTACCTTTGGCCAATTTATCTGTCTGGATCTCTTCTCCAAACTTAGCAAACCTTACGGTCCCTGATACGTCTCTGTATTGAGCACCCGATCTAACGGACACGACGTATGTCTTCACTCCTTCTGGAGTTTCTATATCTTCTTTTTTTACTTTAAACAATTCTTCTAGCTCTGGGTTGCTTTTAAATTTAATATTGATTAGATCCAACAAATCTTTTCTTATCACCTTATCTTCATAAGGCACTTTGATCTTATCAGCAATCAATTTTAAGTCATCTATTTTAGTTCTCTGTAAATTCATTTCTCATCCTCACAAAACCCCTCCGAAGAGGGGTGGTAATTTAACTATCAAATCCAAAATACGCTAGGATTTTAGCTCCAGTTGCAGTCGCACTATTTGTTATTTTAATACGGTTATGCACACCTAAAGTATCAGGAGAAATCCCGATTCTTAGCGTTTTCCCTGCCACCAATTTTGCAGCAAGACCGTCAAACAACGGCTGAGCTACTACAGTTGGGGTTGGAGTAGCCTCGTCACCACAACATAGATCTATCTTAGTTGTTCCAGCACCTGTAAACGTGCCTTGTACATCTATTACAACTGATGTGAATCCAGACTTATCTTGTCCTTTTGGAAGGACAACAACATCTCCAAACACTCCACCAGTAGCAGCAACGTCTTCACCGTCTGCTAATATTAATTTTTGATCTACTAACATTTTCCTACCTCCCTATACGGTTAGAACAGCGGCTTCTGCTGAAACTATCTCATCACATCTTCTCATTTGCACCCCATGGTAATGAGTTACAAATCCACCCTTTTCTAGTGAATCTCTATTGATGTTGAAGTTTTTCAAGGTTAACTCCATTGTATCAAACAGTAATTCACAGTCTTGGTTCATATACATTTTAACTTTGCTCTGGTCTACAGTATTTGCTACTGTTCTAAGTGCCTGGTTAAGCTTCATAGAAAGACTAGTTAAATATTCCTCGGTTACACAATCAGGATCAATATTACAAAGTCTGATTAATGCTCTGTCGTCTTTAACCACAAAACCTAAGTCATAATAAAACCAAGTTATCCATGACGGTAAGAATCTGTTCCCACCATCAGGGTCTGCAATGATTTGTTTTCCAAAGTCCTCGGTAGTGATTCCTGCCTTAGTCTCTTCTGGATACAAGTAATGACAACCAGCATCTCCATCCCATGCCACAACATAGATAGATGTTCTTTTCGTCTGACCTGAGTTAGAACAATCTATAGTATAGAGATTATCAAATGCTGCTCTTTTAGCAGCCATACCGTTAAATGCTTCACCATTTACAGCTCTGTCACCGTACAAAGTAAGGTTTCTTCCTTGTTTCGCTAGTCCTTTAGCGAATAATGCGTCATAAGTTAGTCTTGTAGCCTGTTTGTTCCCAGACTTAACACTTCTTATTACTTTATCATCTACTAATGACATTGCTTCTAAATAACCTACATAGTCCTCAACTTGACCAATAGATCCTTTCCCTGGAGAAATACCTTTATTAGCTCGTCTTAATTCACCTTCTGGTTCACTAAGAGTCCTTGCTGTTACATTCCTCCCAAACGCATTAGTGGGTTTCCACAATCCGTCCTCTGTTAATGCCCCTGATGTAGCCATTGAGTCTACTATCTTTGCAGGCATCCCTTTAGGATCTAAAGTTGCCTTTAAATCCATTAGCGTTAATGCTTCCATTAATTACCCCTTTATTCAATTCCATCCATGGTGTCATACAAGTTTCCACCACCTTTATTGTTATTATTAACTACAAAAAGTCCAGGTCGCTCTTTTAAAAGCCCCCCTATCCTTGCATTAATCTCTATCTGTTTTGGGGAAGAAAATACTGACTGTTTTACAACTTCCAGATCTTCCTTATCGTAAAAATGGTCTAATGCGTCATTAGCAAGCTTGTATGTTATGTCTTTCTTATCACCTAAAGACGCATCATACTTTCCTATTGCTTCCTTAATCTGCTGTTTCTGCTTCTCTGCTTCACTTGCACTGGTCTTTTTGACCTGTTCCATGAAGTTCGTAGCCTGATCCTTAGTAAAGCCTAATTCCATAAAAGTTTTACCTGTCTCTTCATCTAATCCATAATCAGATGCTGATTCAGGAACCCCTAGTGCAGTTAAGAATTTTCTCTTCTCTTCTGGTGTGGTTTCGGCAGTTGGAATATTGTACATTCCACCCATCTTTGCAGTAAGATCGTTCATCTTCCCTTCAAATGTTGACTTTTCCCCATTCAAAGCAGATAGAGAACTGTTGACCTTTAAATAATCGGCTGCGAAATCCCCGATAGTCTCATACTTATCGAAAATTGCGTTATTCTCTTCTGTTCTAATGGCTGCTGGTAACTGTTCTGTCCAGGTCGGCATAATTTCTTCTCCTAAAATATTTTATCTACAATCTCTCCAGATCCCTCAAGCCCCATAATCCTTAGTATCTCTACCGCAGTATTATGTAACGCAATTTCTTCTGGTAAAATTATTTTCTTGTTATACAATAGCATATCCAGCAAGATAACTAACACTTCCTTTCCTTCTGCTGTTGTTGTGAATACATCTTTAAAGAGAAATTTCCACCTTTTTAAGGTTTCGTCTTCTCCATTATCTAAGTTACCCATTAACAATTGTTTAACTTTTTTCTCGTATTCTTTTTTATTCATCCATGGCTTCTTTCAATGGGGAACCGTCTTCTGGAGCTCTGCCACCATTGGCCATTAGATTGTTTTGTTGCTCCATTGCCATCTGCTGTTGTTGCAATGCTGCTCGTTCTTTCTGTCTTTGCTCAATTTCAGAATCTGTTCGTAATATCTTAAATCCTCCACCAATTCCATCTGCTGCTAGTTTAATAAACTCTTTGGTATCTAAAATATCTTTGATGCCTTCTGGGTCTATTTGTGCCATCGGCATAATAGCTTCATTCAATATTCTATGTGCTTGGTTAGTTTTGTATAGATATCTATTAGCTTGGGATAGAGGTCCCATGAACTCTAACTCAAGAGCAACATTCTTTGATAATCTCTGTAATGTTGCTGGAGCATCTGGAAATGCACCCATATCCTGTAGCATTAGCATAGTTCTCTGTATTATCGGCTTTAAGAAGTTATGTTCAACTGAATAAACAAGAGGTGCAGCCTGTGCACCCATCTCTTGTTGAAGCCCTTGAACCTCTACAGCCGTCTTTCTGTTTGTTTTCATAGTAAGAGATTGAAAGAAATCCACCATTAAGTGAGATTTAACTATCTGTCTGATCTCTTCTAGTGCATATCGTGAAGATGATAAGTCTGCTGCTTCGTGGAATCGTCTTGGAAAGTTGTTTGGATCGCCGTTATGGTAGTTGATAGACCCTGCATCAGTAAAAAATCTACCAGCAGAAGTCTCTGGAACCCATAAGGGAGGTCTTACTTGCTTCTCTGTCTCCATCAT